TCTCTAGTTGAACCAGTACAAACATCAATACCTCTTAGGTGGGGATACATTAATTTCTCAAATGTAGATCCAGCAGTCTTACGTGTCTTTACAAAAATAAATTGGTGGTACTTTATTATCATTGTGTCACTATTACGGTTGCGCCTTGGAACCAGTTTCTTGATACTGGAACAACCTTACGGTCATATTTTTCTAACCATTCATTTAATGCTTTCCACTCATGTTGTTTCCATGTAGTATATAAAACTCTACTTGCCTTGCCTCTAGGAGATGCTTCGTTGAATACATGACGCCAACAACTCAACTCATCAAATTTAATAATAGTTCCAGGAACAATCAAATGATTAAGACTGTCTAGAATAGTTACGGTTGATGAATAGATGTCGCAGTCCACGTGTAGATAACCAATATCAGTTTTGTTATATTCACTGTCTAAGAACTCTGGAATAGTTTTATCAAACCAACCCTTCCACAACTTAACGTTTGCTTCAACCATAGGCACGCTGCCTTGACAATCGAATGCTTCCTTACTTACATTCTTTTGCCCCATGTCCCAGTCTTCAGGTAATCCCTCAAATGAATCGAACCCATGGAATTGTAGATCTGGTCTTTGTTCTGCGATACAATTAATAGTCGTACCGCTGAATACTCCAAACTCTAAATTCAATTTACCCTTGGCTAGATATTTTGATAAATCTTTTAGTTCCCTCAACCTAACAGCATTAGTGTCTGTATCTTCTGGATGAAACTTAAATTTTCTTACGTTTTCAAATTCTTTTATTCTCATTATATTATTATACCTTATTTTACCTTATTAGTCAAGTTATATTCCTCATTTAATACTCTATCATCAATGATGTGTTGAGGTTTTCTATACCACTTACCGTTGATGTTATCATTCAAAAATCTAGTGTCTTCTAATACGTCGTGTATGAATTGCTGTTTAGTTTCTTCATAATTACAATCCCCTCTAGTCTTATGTAGGGAGAGTATAATGCGTTTAAATGGATCTTTTCCTATTTCCTTCACAGATGCCTTGAGTGTGTCGTTCGACCCATAATAGTTCCTCCAATCAGACTCTTGACGTTGTCTACGCACTTTATTAGGAACTTTTCGTATTGAGTGGAAGTATTTCCTACCAATATAAAACCTGTCGTCAGGGGTTTCAATTACATATACAAACCCAATATGCTTACCTATATCTTCACTGTTAAAATCCTCCCCATTAAACTGCCACTTGTTAGTGTATTCAATCTTCTTTGGCAAAATTTTCCTCGTAAAAGTCTTTATACTTGTTATCAAAACATTCATCATCATTCACTTCCGTTAAATCTATATCATATGAACAAAACGGACAATACATAGGTTCTGCTCCTTCAATTAAGTCTTGTTCAAATGTTACTGAAAATTGGTTCCCGCAAGAATCGCAATTTAATTCGTAAACTACCTCTGCCATTTATTTCTCCTCGTATGCTTCTTGCCAAGTGCCAGTCAAACCTGCCACCTCGTATTCTGTTACTCTACCTTCAAAGAAGTTCGTATGGTCAGCACCATTCAGAATCCACTCCAACCACGGCAGAGGATTATCCTTAACTTTAAAATTAGGTTTTAATCCTAACTGTAATAATCTTCTATCAGTTATATATCTAATATATTGTTTAACTTCGTCTATCCCCAATCCTTCAATCTTACCAACTGCATACGCAAGGTCAATAAACTTATCTTCTAACTTAACAGCAGTCTTTGCCATCTTATAGATTTCTGCTTTGAATTCACTATCCACGATACGAGAATGCTCAGCACAGAATGCTTTGAACAACTTAGAGTTGCCCTCAACGTGTATGGACTCATCTCTGATAGACCATTCTACAATCTTACCCATACCTTTCATCTTACCGAAACGTTGGAAGTTGAGTAGCATTACGAACGATGCAAATAAACTAATACCTTCGTTGAATACCATCTTTGCCAAAGCAAGACCAGTTCCGTGTAATGTATTAGAATCATTACTCATCATAAAATCAACCTTATCATTCATCTCTTTGTATTCAAGGAATGCGTGGTATTCAGAATCGGGTAGTCCTAACGTTTCATTAAGTAAAGCATATGCACGTTGGTGGATGCCCTCGCGTGCTGCGAACGAACCGAGCATATTTCTAATCTCATTGTTCTTAAACTTAGGGATGAATACGTCATAGTAGTTTTGACCAACTGCTACATCAGACTGAGTAAATAGTCTTAGGATGTTTGTGATGTATTCCTTTTCAACCTTAGTAATCTTATTACCTTTCCAATCAGTCACATCTTCAGACAAGTCCACCTCATCCTCAATCCAGTGCATTGACTCATGTTTAGTTGTTAAGTCTACTGCCCACGGGTAATGAAACGGTTTGTATGTTTCGGAAAACTCCATTAGTCCACCAGACTTCTTAACGATGTTGTCAGCAATTTTCATTAAGTCATCATAACCACCGATATGCTTTTCATCAATAAAGATTTGAGGGACAGTTCTAGCACCTGGAACCTTTTGGCACATGGCAAGGAATTGGTCTTCATTATATAACACATTCTCAGTATATGTATAACCGTGCCTATTAAACCACTCTTTTGCTCTTACGCAAAATGGGCAATTTGGTTTTGAGTAAATTTCAATATTCATAATATTATCCTTGACAAGCAGTACATTCTTCCTGCGACATATCATTTTCAATTTCACTGTGGTCCTTCAACCGCTCTCTTTCAATCTTCTCTGCTACATTCTCCGCTCTATTACTTGCTTCAGTTCTAAGATAATATAATCCTTTACATCCGTATCTCCAAGCATCGTAATGAACCGTATGTAAATATGCTTTCGTTGCGCCAGCAGGGAAGAAGATATTTAAACTTTGTCCTTGGCATAGGTAACGTTGCCTTGCACCACCGTGTCTGATAACCCAATCTTGATCAATCTCGATAGCAGTCTTAAATACATTCTTAGTATGTTCATCTAACCAATCAAAGTGTTGAACAGATCCACCACTAGTAATAATACTAGACCACGTATCATCGTCATTTTTCTTCAACTTCTTTAATACTTTAATCAAGTGAACGTTACGAGTTAGATGAGAACCGACTCTAGTTCTAGATGTAAACGCATTTGCTTTCCAAGGTTCGATACTTGGAGACGTTCCACCAATTAGACTCGAGTTGGCATTTGGAGCAATTGCTAGTAGTGCTGCGTTATGTCTACCCGTTCCTTTCATATCTGGTGCTTCACCTTTCTCTTTACCTAACTTCAACGATTCTTCAATTGCTTTGTTTTGAATGTTTCTAAAGATTCTAGTATTCAATGCTAGTGCATCTCTCGACTCAAACGGAATATTATGTTTCTGTAAATATGAATGAAATCCCATAGCACCTAATCCTAAAGAACGTTCTTGTTCAGCAGAGTAACGTGCCTTACTAATTTCATCACCAGCATTATCAATAAAGAATTGTAATACGTTATCTAGGAAACGAGTTAAGTCTGCCACCATATTTGTGTCTTTCCACTCGTCGTACTTCTCTAAATTAACTGAAGACAAACAACATACTGCAGTTCTTTCTTCATTAGTAGGCAAATGAATTTCATTACATAAGTTACTACCGTTAATCTTTAACCCTAAATCCTTTTGCGTTTGTGGCATTGCTCTGTTAGCAGTGTCAATAAAGTTTAAGTATGGCTCACCAGTTCTATATCGAGTTTCAAGTAACGTTTCCCATATCTTACGAGCAGGAAGAATCTCTCTAATATCACCTGAGTCTGGGTCTTTCAATTCCCAATCTAAATCAATCTCAACTGCTTCCATAAATTCATCCGACAGATTAACTGCGTGATGAAGATTTAAGTTCTTACGGTTTACATCACCAGTAGGGATTCTCATATTGATAAACTCAAGAATGTCGGGATGAGATATATCCATATATGCAGCATACGAACCTTTACGAGTTCTACCTTGACGGTATGCTGTCATATCAGAATCAACTGTATGCATAAACGGTAGAGGTCCTGGAGCAATATCACTTACTGATCTAACATCTGACCAGTGCCCACCTACTCCACCACCTTTAACGGACAACCATCTCAGTTCTGTTGTATGGTCAATAAGACCTTCAAGTGAATCGGGAACGTAGGTTAAGAAACAACTGATGGGTAATGCCTTTACTTTATCTCCAGGTAGTGGAGCGTTTGATAGGATTGGACTACTGAACATAAACCAACCATTAGATACAGCATCGTAAACACGTTGTGCCAGTTTAATATCACCATAACTATATGCGACCGATGCTCGTGCGAATGCTTGTTGTGGTGACTTTTCATCTTTCTTACAATAATAATCTTTTAATAACTTCTTTGCTTGCTTGGATAACTTCCTATCCTTCTTGGTATCAATCTCAACACCCAAATAACTCATACTTTTCTCCATTCACTTAATCGGGTATTTCCACCCATACCCAAATACACACTATTACTTATAATATCTGAAATTTCTAAAACGCTCCTCCCAGACATAACCATATCATTTATATCTTTTTCTTTTATATAGTCTGGAAAGATTACTACCTTATAATTTTCATTTATTAGTTTATCAATACGATTTATAATATCTTTATTTCTTGGTTCGTTGTCCATAACGAATATAAGATTATCTGTTCCTATTGCTTCCTTATTAGATAAATCTGCGCCACCCATTGCTACTGCATTATCTAAAAACAAACTATCTATTGGCCCTTCAACTACATAAACTGGTTCGTTTCTATTAATAGTATCTAGACCAAATATTTTAGGTGCTTCCTTATTTACCTTAACCGTTATATACCTTAAATCGGACTTGCCAAATGCTCTACCTTGAAATGCTATTAGTTCACCGTTAGCATCTACAAAAGGAATAATTAATCTTGGCTCATCCTTCTTAATTTCACCATATTTTTCTGGAGCAAACTTCTTAGCAAACTCAAAGAACTTAGGTGCATAGTATAATTTATAATGCTTAGAATTTGGTATTAGCCGTTTTTCTACCCACAGTTTGGCAGGATGGTCTGACCTTAATTGAGATATCTTTTTGAGTTCTTTAAGAGCAGTCTTTTGATATGCAGGTTTCTTCTTAAACTTCAATTCAGTTTTAGTTTTGGCTGAATTTTCTTTAGGTTTATTACCAGCAAACTTTTCAAATACAAATTCTTTATGTAGTTGAGGATTAATATGTTTAATTAGATTAGGGAGAGAAGCACCGTGACCACAGTTATGACACTTGAAAATGTAATTGCCCTCTACCTGAAATACATATCCACGTGCTTTATTTTTATTTGATTGAGAGTCGCCACAATAAGGGCAACGGAAGTTCCAAAGAGTATCGTTCTTTCTCTTGAATTGTTCAAGTTGGGACGAGAGGAGATTTAGATATTTTATATCAATATAGTCATGCATACTATATTATACTATAAAACACCCCATAAGTAAAGTTCTATCTAGTTTCTTTGTGTTGAGATTTAATATCAACGTAACGTAGTTTTTCCTTAACCTCGTGTAACATTTCTTTCATATGACGGTTTTCAGTTTGCATCTCAGTCAATTTAATCATTATGTTTTGTTGAGTTTCTGGATACTTAGAACGGAATGCTGAATTGACAGTAATATCATCACGCATAGCATCTT